AATTGATATTGATTATGTGCGTCTGATAATTGTACAGGCGTAATATCTGCTTGTGCTTCTTTATTGTCGTTAAATGCCAATATAAATTTACCTGCGTTACTACTGCCACTAAATTTTTGTGCTATTCTGTGTTCTATTAATTGTCTTTCCTCTTGATTAGGAATTCCATTGTTAAAATTAATAAGCATTGATGGACTTAATCCATTCATTATGTTATTAAGATGATAATTGGATATTTCCTCTTCCAACTCTGCATATTGTAATCCACCTTGATAATCAACAGGACTATAATAATAAAATCCTGCTCTATATGGTTGAATATATAAAATTTCTAATGCTTCGTTACTTTGACCAAACGCTGGTATACGCTTTGGCTCATCTGATGGTTTTATTTTACTCCAATCTTTAAAATAATAATATGCTTCTACATCTCCATCATCATTGGCTTTTTCTGCCCTTAAAGTTTCTACAGGAAAGTGTTCTACTTGTGCAACTTCTGTTTTTGTTTTATTATAAATTACTTGTACTGCACATTGACCCATTAGTTTTAAATCGTAACATAATTTTCTGACACAATCTTTTTTAAATAGTGTCATCATCTGTGCATATTCATTTGGTTTATCACTTGCATCTGTAGCATTTAATCCTTTACCAAATATCTGTTGCGATATTCCGTTTATGGAAGCATTATTTGTTGGACTTCCATTATATCTATCTATTAAATATTGAAAATAATTATTATCTTTTCCATATTGTACCCAATCTCTCCTTGCAACTTCCTTAACTTCTGGAGATGTGTATGTACTTAAATTCACAAAACTGACTTCGCTTTGTTTATTTTTAATAAATTGTCCTAATTGATTTCTTTTTCGTGTTTTCATACTACAATATACTCATTATTATAAGAATTATTTGATGTGTATTGTCCATTGTTAATGTTATAATGTTCGTTGTCGTTTAATTGGTCTATGTCTTGGTCTGTTACAAATATTCTATCTTTAAAAATCATTTGTTTTTGGTCACTATCGGTTTGCCATAATTCATCATACATTTGCCATAAACTTAAATTTGTATTCCAATAATTAAAATCAGCAAATAATTCTAAAGCATAAAATCTTGCTTCTTTATAAATACTATTACCAGAACTATCTACATAATTAATTGTAAATGTTTTTCTACCTTCTGTGTCCTCTGAAACAGAACCACCATCAACATAATAATTAAATGTTTTATTTAATGATTCGTCAATAACATTAACACGCATTGAAGCAAGAAATTCACGAGGAATAACTGTAAACGTTTGCTGTGCTGTTGTAGTAGATATTATCATTGTCTATATAACGAACAAAATAGATTAATTTGTAAAATAAAAAAAGCCCTCTGAAATAGAAGGCTCTTTTAAATAAAAACTAATTGTTAGAATATTAGTTAGGTGCGATTTGTGTAGCACTTGCTGATATTACTCCAGCATCTACAAAAAACGGTGCTTTTTCCTCTTGGCCTTCAAAAACCAAAGTAAAGCCAGATAAATCTCCAGCTGCAGCACCAGTAACTATTGTGCCACCTGTACACTCTACCCCATTTTCAACACCACATAATAATTGGTTACCATAATAATCTTCTACCACTAAGTGTGGATTACTAACAGCAAGTAATTGAATTTCTTCTTTAGTTGCATTTTCTAAATATGTTAGTGTTAGATTTAATGTTTGTGCGTAAAATGTTGAACCATTTTCTCTTGAACTATTAATAGCGACTTCCAAAGATGAATTACCTTTTACATCGAATTTAAACCAAGCAGGTGAACCTGAAAAAGCAGAAATAGTTTTATCTGCATCATAGGTTACCGTACCCAGCGTGCCAAAATCGGCAAAATAGACAGCTTTTATACCACCAAACCCCGTTTTACACGGTAATTTTCTTCCTGTTGTTAAATTACAAGCCATAATTATTTATTTTTTTAAAAAAAAAGGTAGGTAGTCAAACCACCTACCCTTTTATGTTACACATTATTTTATGTTATTATGCTAAAGTTAAAAGCACTAAATCGCTTCCGATTCCATACTGTACACCAGCTGTGAATCTCATAACAACTCTCACGTTTTGACTTCCGTCTATGTCTGCCATATCAATTAACTTTACTTCGTTAAAATCTGATACTAAACCAGTTCCAAAATAAAGATTTGATTTTTGACCAGCAACTGCGTGGTCAGCAGGCATTCCTGGGCAATTAATCACTTGAATTCCTTCAAATGAAAGTGCGTTACCCATACTGTACCATTGTGAACCTTTATCCTCAAAACCTGCAGCACCTAAACCACTTGCACCAAAACCACCAAGACTTCTAATATATGCTTGGTATGCAGTTGGGTTTACATAGATTGCTACATCTTCTTTACCATAAACACCACTTGGAAGACCATCAACGATATTTCCTAAAAGTGTTGCGATATTAGATGATGAAAAAGATGTTTGTGAGCCATTAGAAGCGTCAACAACATCTGAATCTGCAGCCATTAAAACTGTTAATCCATCAAATTCTCCTGCGTTAGCATTAACACCACCCCAAATATTTTGTTCGTTCTTTTCTGCTACTAATCCTGCTACGTGCGAGATTAAGAAATCAGAAAATTTAGGTGGCATATTATGAAATGCAGAGTAACCCATCTCAATTGCTTCCCAATCAGAGATGAAATCTTTTTTACATAATTCTAAATTTACTTGGAATTCTTCTGGTTGTAGAATTCTTTCTGTTAATGTTACCGAAGCTGTATCTGCAAAATCACAAGAAGCATTTTTGATAACATTTGCGTCTGTTGCAACTTTTTTGATTACATCTTTGTACTTAACATTTGGTTTAATTGTAATGTTACCATTATCTAATGTAGGAGAACTTAGGAGGGCAGCAGATATATACTTACCCGAAAACTCACCTGCATATGTACTTGTTATACTTACTGTAGTCGCCATAATTTATTTATTTATTTAATTGTTTACTATTCTATCTAAAACTCTATCCCTTACAGACATTCTTCTTTTTTGTGCGTATAAGTGTTGAGCTTTCTTTTTACCACCCTCTGGGCTATGTTTAATTGGTTGAGTTGCAGGTTCGGATAATTCCACTTCCTGTTTTTGTTCAACCTCTTTATTCTCTTTTGAAAATTCTTCCTTAACTGTTCTTGATTTAAGAGGTTTTTGTTCCTCTACCTCAGCTTCAGCTTCGACTTCTTCCTCTTCTTTAGGCATCATTTCTTGTAAAGCCATTTCGATTTTAGAAATTCTTTCGTCCATCTCTTTAACTTTTTCTTCCATATTATACCCTTTTTCTTTTTCTTCGTGTTCGTCTAAATCTTCTGCAACTTCTTCTGGTTTTTCCTCGCTGTTTTTTACATCAGCAATTATACCCTCTTGCTCAACAAGTAATACTTGTCCATTTTCAAGAGAATATTCTCCAACAGGCATTGCAACTTTTTCATCTTCTGTTTTAATAAAGACTTCCTTGCCTTTTTCAAATGATTCTGCTTCTAAAACAGTACCATTTTCTAACTTTAGTTCCTCAAGTTTTATGTCGAGGTCTAAAAGCGTACGAATTTTGTTTATCATATCACTACTTTTCATAATTAACTAATTAACGGTTTATAAATTTAATTTTGCATTTTTAACTTGCAATTCTATTGATTGTGCCTATTCCTTGTGCCCATAAAGAACCATCACAACACTCGATTGAGTATAAATCTGTTTCCTTACAAAGACAAGCCCTTCTACTTGCTTTTGGACTTGTTCTACTTGGATAATATTCTCGGTTTTTTTTCATATTAGTCAATCGGTACACAATTAGGTACCTTTTTACCATTTTTCATTTTAAATCCAATCATTTCATATCCAGCCCAACAAGGTGCTTTTAATTCGTGTGATTCACAAGGCATATACCAAACTTGATTTTCAAATTCGTGTTCGTGTGAACCACTACAACCAATATCTTCTGCGATTTGCTCTGCTTTTTCTTTTGAAGCATAAGCAAGTCTATCATCAATTACAGCAAAATTTTCATCTATAACCATACTGGCTAAATCGACACCACTAACAATATTTTCTATTTGTTTTAATAATGCTTTGGATAATCCTTCTACTGAATATTTTCTTTTTTGTTTTTTCATTTCCATTTTGTCTGCAAAATAACCCTCAATACTAAAGCCTTTGACTTTTCCACTTTTTACATATTCATTCCAAACTTCGTCATTATTTACTTTTACTGAACCCATCCAAGTACCAACAGGCACATCAAAACCATATTTTGCTGATTTATCGTGCTTTTTATCTTCTACAATCCAACTTTCCACCAATGTTAATCCATTTATTTCGTGTTGGTGTTCTAGTGTTGAATTACTTTGGTTATTATTTTGTAAATAAAGCTGACTTGCTTTTTCAACTGTTTCTCTGCTAAAATAAATATAGTAATCCTCATCCTCTTGTGTTCTAAAGATTGGTTTATTTGGTATTAATAGTGGACCCATTAATATCTTTTTTTCTTTATTTATTTCTGCTAATTTTAATTCCTCTGATTTTAAAGCAATAAAATCTTTTTCAATTGCTGGACTTTCCACAATAGATATTGCGTCAACACCCATCACATTTTTTGCTTCATCAAGTATTAATTCTACAATTCTCATATTTCTGTAACGATTTAATTAAACAATTTTGTATTTATATTGACGCACCATCAATAATATTTCTTTCCAAACCTTGTGCTGTTGTAACATCATTGCTAACAACAAATGCTTGTACAGGTTGTTGCGACTGTCCACCTATTGCATCAGCTAACTGATTTATTCCACTTGCACCTACTGTATTTATATCTGGTAATACAGGTGGTGGTGGAGCAGATGGCGTTGATGGTGCACTTGCACCTCGACCGCTTCCCCCTTTTGCAAAACTTGGTGCTGGTGGTGGTTTTTTACTTGTTATAGTTTTCACATTGGCGATACCTGAAGCTATTACTGCTGCAGCACCTATGAATCCAAATAAACCACCTTGTGCTAAAGCTTTATTTGCACCAACATAAGTATCTATAATTGCTTGTGTTACTGCTATTGCTTTTCCAAATTTAGAATTTTCTCCAACGATACTTGCAATATTTCCAAGCGCACCCTGTACTTGTGCTACCTTAGCCTCTGATAAACCTTTTTCAATTTTCTTTTGCTCGTTGGCATTCGCTTGTTGATAATCTAATAATTCATTATTTGCGTCAATATATGCCTGTGTACCCTCTTTAAATGTATTTCTTTTTTCTGTTAATCTTTTTTCCTCTTCTTCTCTTTCTGTTTGTAAATTATCCAAAGTCATTTGTAATCTCTTGACTTCGTTTTGTTCCATTTCTACATTAAAATCTCTTTGTGCTTGTTGTCTTAATGCAGTTGCTTCATCTCTTGTTAATTGTAAAGCATCTGATTCTTTTTCTAATGCAACTAAATTAGATTTTTGT